TGTGCCCCTTTTAAATCAAACGCGGTACTCCATTTTCCTATTATATCACATAACCTTTGCACTTGTCAAGTAGAAAATAGTACAATATAATTGGTACAAATATGTGCAACATTTATTTACAAATATTGTTGACATATAGTGTGCCCCTTTTAAATCAAACCCCTTTCTCATTTTCACTTAAATTTCAAAAAGCTGTGTACAACATAGTGTACACAGCTGATTAGTTATTCCGACATATTTGTTGGATAGCTTACATTTAGCACATAAGTTCCTGCTTCCATACCAACGTTCAATTTGATATTAGTCTGACCCGTTTCTTCATCGTAATATGTATATGCGCTATGGAATTTCCACAGTAACTCTTGGTTAGTGTTTTTATAGCACATAATAGGTATTACACAGTTATTTGTCACACTACCAGTTATGAAATAATTCGGAACATTTTTTAGAATAATTTCTTGCCCCTCAAAATTAGTGCCTTTTGTTATAGAAATGTTTAAGGTAGCTACATTATTTGCAACAATAATACTACTAGCATTTAACGTTATTCCATCACCTACTGTTACAGTTTTATTTAGGTTAATAGGTGTTCCGATTCTAGTCCACTCACTAAATGTTACATAGCTGAAAGTACGGTAGAAGATTGCGCCATTATTTACGCAATACTGTGTACCAAAATTATCCCTAGAAAAGAACGGATATTTTCTATTAGATAATATGAATAGCATAAATTTCGATACTACACTGCTAGGCTTATTCTTGCAGTTTTCTGTACACTCATAAAAACCTGCGTTGCGTAAATTATTTAAGTCACCGGAATAATTAGATACGACATTTGTTTTTCCTGCGCCTAATGAATTATAACTTTCTGTTCCATCATACTCAATAAAGATAGTCAAATTATCACCTGTAAAAAAGTGTGCAACTCCAACTAGCTTATCATTATATTCTGACATACCTTCTAATTCGTATGTAGATTTAGAATATTCCATATCTACAACAATTTCAAAATCAATTGAAATTTTAATCCAATAACCAATAGTATTAATGTAAATACAATTATCATACACCCAAAACTGATTGAACCCATCAAGCTGAATTCCACAATCAACGGTAATACTCTTGTAAAAACTTCTGTCAGCGTTATAAATATTAAAATAAGCTATACTACCGTTATATTTACCTGTAATATATTTTTTTATTGAATTAAAATATTGACATTCTTCGTTACCGTCTAATTTGTTAAATTCACCTAAATCTTCGTAGGTAATAGGGTCAAGTTTTCTAATTGTAGGTGATGAATCAGTAAAGCAAGCAATAATGTTTCTATTATTATTGTCATAGCTGATTTCACTAATTGTTGTATAGTTTAAGTTAATTATTTTATTAAGCGTAAAATCAGTATTCATAATGCATAATTTTGATGAATTATCACTTAAATCTCTTACACCTACAACAAAGCAATTCATTAAAGGATTGTAGCAAATACATTCTTCATAGTAATGATTAAGTAATGAAATGCTATTTTTTATATTCATAGTGTCATAGCTTAATTTTCTTTCGTTTAACTTTAACATATTTGTCGCAGTTTTTAAATCTTTTATTCCAGTTAAAGCTGAAATAATTTGTTCGTTGTAGTTACCTGTTAAAACCCAGTATTCAGTATTTTCTATGTCAATACCTTTACTAACATTTTTTTTACTTGTATAGCTATTATTGTTGTGCGTTACTATTGTTAACGCTTCATAACTTCTTGTGCTATTCCACTCAACAGGTTCTGCAAATTTAGGAACATATCTTGCACCAATATACTGTCTATTCATATCATTTTTTCTCCTTTTTAATTAATAACTAAGAACTAAGTGACCGTATTCTGGCTGTAGGTCTAGCTTAATGTCTAGACCTGTAGTATTAAATACAATGTCTTTCCAACTTTCTGGAATATTGTAAACAATATACCCGCTATCACTAATTTCAACTAGAATCATAGTTGCAATATATTTTTTAATAAGTTCTTCAATAAAGCTTGTGTCAAAATTATTAATCCATTCTTTTACTTTTTCAAGTTCTTTTAACAGATTAGTTAATTCGTCACCAAAAATTTTATCCTGTTCAATAAGTTCATTAATATACGTAACAACTTTACAAAGTATTTCATAATAGCTTAAACTGTTATCATATACAAGAGGTAAAACCTTATAGCACCAGAAACTGAAATATGGCATATCTCTCATTCTATACATCTCCCTTCTACCATAACTGCATAAACAAATCACTAAACTCATTCACTACCATAGCATCAATATTCAATAGCGTACTCCTGTACTCATTTAACATCTTGCTATAGCTAGCTGTACCCATCTTACCTGCAATACTTTCAACATACTTCTCAGTGCTATTCATGCTACTACTGCTATTCTCACTATCCGAATAACTTCCACTACTCTTATTCGACCCCTTCAAACTACCATTGTTATCAACATTCACAACTCTAGCATTCGTCAAATAAGTTCCGCTCTCCACATTATCAAGCGCCCCCTGTGGTGTATCCGCGTACTTATCAACAGTTTTACTCGTGTTAGTATTTGTCTGTGTACTCTCACCAGTGCCACTATTACTCCCCTCAGTGCTTCTACTACCTGTACCAACATCACTACCAGTCTTGTTATAAGTTCTGCTATAATTAACATCCTTCAAAGGGTCAAATTCCAACCTAGCACTTTCATACAGCTTATTATAATACCCCATTATCATCTCAAGTCGTTCGTTCATCCATAGCTTCCAAATACCCACTGTCTCAGAACAAATCTCCCTCAAATAGTAATGTTTTAAAATCTTACTGCAAATAACTTGCCTATAGCTTTCATCAAATATCTGCACTTTGCTAGTAAAAATCTTATTCCAACTTTTACTAATAATCTCGTCTACTTTATCTGCACCAGTACTACTCTCTAGTCCACTCATATTTTCGCAGACAAATCGAACCTCAGTTGTATATTTACTCATATTCTAATCCTCATTTTCAACAATAAAGATAGCAACTATAACAACCAATATAACACCAACAATACTAATCATCTACACACCGCCTTCATTATTACCAGTGTCATTTACATTGTTATTAGTAATCTGCAAATCTTCACGATAATCAACACTAATATCAGTACCAAACATTCTGTTAATCTTATCAACAGCTTCCCGTCTAGCTTCTAGCCTACTATACCTGCTAGCAATCGTTCCACCTTGATTCCTCTGCACCTCATCAGTAATCATTCGTTCCTTCTTCTGTATATTCAGATTACTAATACCCAAATAAGTCAACGCTTCATTCCAAATCTGCGTTTTCAACTGATACAGTTTATCAGCGACATAAGGAGCATTCGTACTAATAGCCCTCAAACTATTCAAGTCCAAATTCTTATCCCCAAATATAAAAGGCGCATTTCCGTCAAATTCCTTATACAAATTAACTAAAGTTAACCGTTGTTTTTCTGTTCCCTGTACCAATACTGGTGTTTTCTGTGCGTTCGCATTTACATCAATAATTCTATCCAGATTATATAGTCTTTTAGCGAACATTTTAACGTCCAGAACGCTTGGCTGGCGTAAATAGTTATTCCAGATAATAACACTGTCACTTTCGTTCAATGTTTTCTGGTACTGATTATAACTGGAATATGCACGCCTTGAAATAGGATTGCCGTATACATCAAACTGGCCGTTTGCTATACAGTCTAGGCATAAATCTCCCATTACCTCATCCCTAAAATACACCATACTCCCATTCTGAAATAAATGCAATTCTAAATATCTAGGGTCAACGGTTTCTGGCAAGCCTTGCCATTCAAACATACTAATACTTAATTCTACTAACCTATTAAAGTACTGAATATAAGTGGCATTATTCATAACAGCACTTTCACCAAATAAACCGTTACCCTTGTTTCTTCTACTCAATTCCTCACCCCCCCTTAACTTGGACTATTATCTAATGCATAATTGCCGACTTCACTGCCGTTTTTCCAGAAAGTAATACCTTTATCATAAATACCACAAATCTGACGCTCATCATCAGCCGGAACATTAGCACTTATAGTGCAACCTGCTGTTTTAACATAATTCCAGTGCGGTCTTGAACTACGGTTCGGAACTTTTAATCTCTTAATGCCATACCCAAATCTACTGAAATAATCATCAATAATTCTGGCATATTCTGCTGTTATGCTCATCCTTCCTACATAGAACTGTTGTTTGCCGGAACTAACGTTTAGATTTCCTTGCGGATTTCCTTTAATCATATCAGATTGAATACTTGATTTATAATCCTGTGTAAGTAAACTGGCAACCTGTCCAACACCACTAACTAAAGCACCGCCTATAGCTAAAGGGTTAGCTGTAAGACCTGCACCTATTACACCTGCACCAATACCTGCTAGTCTACTGCCCATACTTACAGAATTTTGAGCAACCCAAGCGTTGTAACTGTCAACGTTCCATGAGCAAAGAGGGTAACCAGTTAAAGAGATAGATTCCGTGTTATTGGTTTTATCACCACTACCCTTATAATTTGTTGGTCTTAAACATACAGTAACAGGCTGTGTTACATTTGCATTGATTTCAATAGAAGGTGCGAACTTGTCAAAAAATTCGTATCTTAGGGCTAAACTGTTAGCACCTGCGTTATCAACGTGATAAAAATTATAAGGGTATGTATACAGTTTCTTATTTTTAGGTTTATACCCGTCAATATTTTCATTACCTGTTAACGCTGTACTGATAGAAGTAATCTTCAACGAACTGTCAAGTTCTGGTATTCTATTGCTAGATGGTATTTCGCCTTTTGGTAAAAATACTTTAGGTATAGTGTATATACTTACAACTGTATCTGGTTTTTGTATATACTTTTTAAGCTTATCATTAATCTGTGCAAATTTGTTAACGTCATACACCCATAGAGTCGCCCCGCCATAAATACCATCATACTTTTTGCCATCAATGGTTGCATTCTCACCGTCAACTTCCACTACAGCAACTACAATGGCAATATCTGCCATGTTGTAAACGGGTGCATAGTCGTTAAAAACATATTCTCCTGTACTAACATTTTCTGGTTCAATGTGTTCACCTAAGTTATCAGTTTCCGTATGTTCTCTTTCCACAAAGCACATATCCAAGGTATAATCAAAGAACCACGTTTGCATAACGTCAATTTCAAAACTAATCTCAGAACATTCATTGTTAACAAACTCTACGCTTGTAATAAATGCGTAAAACCACTTGTTACCATACGCTGTGTTCTGAAACATCATGTAATTACAGTTATATAAACTATCAGCTTTAATTCCAACCCTTGCTATGCCTTTATTAACTCTCTGATAAGTATAATCAGTTAAATTAAATGCTTGTTTTCCTGCAAAATAGTTATACTGTGATGGTGCATCACCAAACCAGATTGTGTGGTCAAACGTAGGGTCAAGTGGGACATTTCTTAAAAGTTTTATGTTTGTTTGTGGTTGTATATACATATTTTCACCTGCTTATTTTAACTAGGTGAGAAGAACGCTATCACCTGTTAACTTCTCACCTTTTAAATTATAGTCACTTTGTATTCATCGTAACGGTTGTGCCAACCTCAGATGTGGATGTAATAGTAGTTGTACCTGTATAAACAGTTCCGTTTACTTCGGCTTCAATCGTAATCTCTGTTGCACTCTGACTTGCAGGAATGATAATAGCGCCATATTTCTGCACTGCAATACCTGCTGTTGTAAGTGCTTCTGTCTGAATAAAGTGTACACTGTTAGGCGCAAGACTTGCACCGTCTGTATCAGCACTGATAGCAAATACAATAGCTTCTTCACTCACATCTTTTGTAATAATCTCACAAGTGAGTGTTTTTGGTAAAGCAACGCTTGCCGCGTCAGTAACAAATACAACTGCATTTGCAAATGGTGAACTAGATACTGTTTTCCATGTGTGGTAGAAGTAGTTCCAGTACATACCACTAGCAACATATTTCTCAGTAAATTTGTTATTGTTGTCATAAATCTGAAACCAATTTTCGTCAACAATAACAGCTTTTACGTTAGCAAGTAAAGCAAGTTCTCCTGCGGTTACTTCTTCGATACCGTCTGAATTTTCTCTAATAACATCAAAGCGTTCGTTATCGAAGGAAGTCCAGTTGTCAATGAGAAACAGTCTACCCATGAAATCGGCTTTATCCATGTTGAACGCACTTGCAAGAACGTTAACATCAAACTGTGCGTTGAATTTTGCGTCCATAAAAATAATCTGTCTGTCTTTAGGTGTGTTTGTTTTTACACCTGCTTCTGAATAATCAGAGCTGATAAACGGTAACAGATTAGATATACCTCTGAATGCAACAGCCGATTCTTTAAGGTCTGTCCCATCACCGATTGATTCTGGTTTCATTTTACCGTGTGAGATAGCTTTAATCATAAGATATTTAAACAGTAAAAATTCGTCATACTCTGCGCCTGTGTAAACAGCGTCTACGATTTTTGCAATAAGGTTCTGGACTCCTTCAAGTGAAAGGAAAGCCTGTTTTAAATCTTCGTCTTGAATTGTAACAGGGTACATAACTCTCCAGTTCATAGTGTGGAAAGCAGAGCGTACATCTGGAAATGTGCGTTTAAATTCTCTGCTTTTTCCTTTTTCTGGGTCAAAGTCAACACCCTTTGCAATGGATACAAAAATATCTTCTACTGTCTCACCGAATTCAATGTAACCTTTTTTCAGTACACTGTACGGATTATTGAAAGTTGCACTCTGCATTCTAACGATAGCAATTCTGTTAACAAGTGCGTTGATAAACTGGTTAGCAAATGTAGGTGTCCCGTAAATCACTTCTCCTACTCTAGGAATGTCCGACGCCTTTGTAACTTCTGGTACATTCTGCTGATATTCATAACTGGCATTCTGTCTAATTACGTTAAGAATATCCATTGTTGATGCATTTAGCGTTGAAACGGCAATTCTTTTTGGCATTTTCTTATTCTCCTTTACTCTGTTGTAAATAACTCTTCAAAACGTGTGGGTTTGTCGTCTGACTCGTCAATAACTGTGTCATTGTTTTTGGGGGGAACGCTTGGGTCACCAGTGTAAAAACGTTCAGCATATTTTTTTCTCCAACCCTCATCGTTTTCTTTGTACCTAGCTTCCCAGTCTGTCTGGTTTGCTGTTTTATTCTCAAAATCTGTGAACGTGTCTGTCACATCTTCAAGAACCTGTAATGTATTATCGTCTGTACTGTCACCAACGATATTTCTAATACTTTCGAGAATTTCTTCTCTAGTTCTGACTGCCATGTTAACACTCCTTTATAATCTGTAATTAATCATCATCCATATTGGTATGTTGTGCTTTTCTGGTTCACGGGTATTATAACCAGGTTGTTTCGGGTCAATGAATTTCAGAATGTCATACCATTTTCGTGCATATTCTGCACGCTCTGAGTGTAAGCTTGCAGGTCTTTCATAGTTAGCTTGGAATATCAATGCAAGTTCACCTGGGTCTTGTGTTGAACTAGCCCATGTTTTCCAGTCCATGCTAGAGTAAGAGCTTGGATACCACTGTGGCTCAATTCCTCTATGTGCCATACCCGTACTTTCCTCATACTCTGCATATATAACGTTGCACTGCTTATTACCATCTTGCCAATCATCGTGCGAGCCATACAAAACGTCAAGAACGTTGTATAAGTCTGTTGGTGGTGTCCACTGTACAAGTCCGTGACCTGTTCCACCTACTTCAATTAATGCGGGATTAAATTTTGATTCTTGCATTACATTGCCACAAAAACCTGCTATAGCTTGTAATGTCCATCCCTTGAAATAAAAGAAACTGTATATGCAAGCGGCATTGTTCTTCTGTTTATCTCCATAGTCTTCAAAGTATTCTGAATCAGTTCCGATAATCCAAGTATAACCAACTTCACCACTTGCACCGTCGCCATAACGCCATATTCTAGGAAATGTCCTTTCATAATTAGGGTCACCGCTTGACGAACCGATAGAGACTTGATTTACAAGTGCTATCCCATTTCTTCCATGCGCACCCATGAAGACAGCTTTTCCTGTACCACCTTTATAGCACATTTCAGTGTGAGTATCACTGACACCTATATCACCAGGTTTTATGATGCTGTCTGTTACTCTTGTAAAACCTAACTGTTGCAATACACCTTCCATATCGTATGTTGTAAACGCATTACTGTTTGGCGCATAACCAGGTGTACTCCATCCACCTGCTAATAAGGCGTAATTAATAAACGAACTGCAATCGTAATAGGTAATTCCACTTACTGTCTGCTGATTTCTGTATGCTTGTGAATATCCTACTTTAGGAAGATTGCAACAATTAATCGCCCACGTATAAGCACCGTTGATACTAGGCATTGTTTTCTACCACTCCTAGCAATTTCCAACATAATTGACCGAAACAACTATCATTGTGACCTTTTGTACCACATTCATAACCATATGCCCTCATTGTACTCTGAAATGTGTTAATTGCAAAGATTGTGTTAGTACCTGCTTCACCGTCTATGGCAAGTGGTTTACCGTCAACGCCTAGATAATGTAGCATAGATAGAACTGTCTGCAATATAAGTACATCTTCACCCGTAGAGCCTTTTACAATATCACTGAATTCATGCATAAAGTTCACCTCTTTGTGATATCTGTAATATGGAATAATTCCATAAGTTTTTCTGGTAAAATATCTGAATTGATTTTCGAGATATTTTCCAAAATAGATACAAGTTCGGTTGTACACACATAAAGAATGATGATAGGTAAAATAGTGACACCTAACTGGAATCCGATAACATGACCTTGAGTATCAACTAACCATGCTACAAAGTAACAAAAGATAAACCCAACTTTTTTAAAAAGTCCGTCTCTTAATTTTGAACTTTGTATGTCTTTGATTTTAACCGCTGACACAAGACCTGTAACTAAATCCAGTGCGTTAAAAATGAGTGCAACAATAACAGGATAAACCTGTTCCATTTATCCAACTCCTTTCATATTTAATTTTCAATTAATTATAACATAGTTATTGCTTTTTGTCAATAGATATGATATAATAATTAAAAGAAAGGGGATAAATTTTATGGGTAAGTACTATGATGGTACAAAACTTTTATCAATGCTAGACATAAATGGTAATAAACCAGAAATATACATGTGTACAACTAATCGTACAGGCGGAAAGACAACCTATTTTGGCAGACTATGTATAAATAGGTTTTTAGATAAAGGTGAAAAGTTCGGTCTGATTTATAGATACAATTATGAACTTGATGATGTTGTAGACAAATTCTATAAAGATTTAGGTTCTTTGTTCTTTGCAGGACATGAAATGACAAGTAAAAGAAGAGCGAGTGGTATCTTTCATGAACTGTTCTTAGATGATAAAAGCTGTGGCTATGCTTTAAGCCTTAACAGTGCAGACCAAATAAAAAAATACAGCCATTTATTTAGTGACATCCAACGTATGATTTTTGATGAATTTCAATCTGAAACAAATCACTATTGTAATGATGAAATAAAAAAGCTGTTAAGTGTACACACCAGTGTAGCTCGTGGACAAGGTGAGCAAGTTAGATATGTCCCTGTTTATATGCTTAGTAACCCAGTAAGCATTATCAATCCATATTACGTTGAAATGGATATCAGTAACAGATTAAAAGATGATACTAAGTTTTTACGTGGTGACGGCTTTGTTCTTGAACAGGGTTTTATAGATAGTGCAAGTGAAGAACAAAAGAAAAGCGGTTTTAATAAAGCATTTTCAAAAAACAAATATGTTGCTTATAGTTCAGAATCTGTATACCTTAATGATAATCAAAGTTTTGTTGATAAACTAGCAGGAAAAAACAGATATCTTTGCACACTTAGGTATAAAGGTGTTGACTACGCTATAAGGGAATTTTCTGAAATAGGTGTGTTGTATTGCGATGATAAATCAGATAGTACTTTCAGACTTAAAATAACAGTTACAACAGAAGACCACCAGATAAATTATGTTATGCTAAAAAGAAATGATTTTTTTCTTTCAAATCTTAGATATTTATTTGAACGTGGGTGCTTTAGGTTTAAAGATTTAAAATGCAAGGAAGCAGTTTTACACGCTTTAAGTTATTAATTATGGTATCTGCATGAGTTTTCTACTCTGAGTGAATAGGAATGCACACTTGAAAAATAGTGCCTATATCATTTGTCGTTTTTGCGTAACGCTTTGTTAGTTACTCATGTTATAGATATAAAAGAAATAGACGGGTCACGAACTTAGTTCGCCCCGTCTTTTCTATTCTTATTTTTCACCTGTACTTCCAAAACCACCGCGGTTTTCGTTTCCTAAATGTTCTACTTCTTTTAGCATAATAGGTGGCTGATGTTTTTGTATTCTGAATTGACAGATTCTTGTATTTTTAGGTATGAAAGTCTCACGGGTTGCGTATGCAGGAAAATGCCATTCGTCACTATCACCACAATATGTTTCATCAATTAAACCTACGCTATTAGCTTGTACAATTCCATATTTCTTAAATGTTGAACTGCGAGGGATAACAAGTGCCTCATATCCTTCTGGTAACTGCATTGCTACGCCTAAAGGAATGTGATATAATTCGCCTTCTGTCATATAAGTATCAAGTGCTACCCGTAAATCAACCCAGTCTCCTACTTCTATTTCATGTATCTTTTCAATGTCTCTTGTGTATTTAATTTTAATTTCTTTTGGTTCCATTCTATTACCTCATTTCATATGTAGTTTCAACCAATAAAATACCACCACGTATCCTTTTTGGTCTTAGTTTATCCGGTACTTTTAAACCTACTTTAAAATCGCTATAATCTCTTTTTATTGCGTTACCTGTTTCTTTATCAAATAAAAATTCTTTTTCCTCTTGCGTCCATTCTTTCTTTTTGTTTAATTCAGTGTCTACGTACCCGTCTGGTTGTGCTGTCCCTTCCATTGATAACTGAAATAAATCTTTGCATTTCTGTGGCATACCTGCACATTTAATATTGTTATAAGGATTTTCTATTGGTTCAAGGTTTTCATGTGTAACGTGTTCAATATATGTTTTCTGTCTTGTGAATATCGCAGTGTCCCAACACGCTTCTAGTTTCCAACAACAAAAGTTTTTATCATGTACAGTTATTCCTTTTATCTTGTCTGGCGGCAAATCACAATGTATGCTGTCAGTATCTGCATATATGAAACCTGCTTTATCTTTACCGTAGTAATTTTTTTGAGCGGCTCTTATGGTAAAGTTTCTTGCATAACTTGTGATAGCTGACCCTACAGGAATATAGCCTGCTTTTTTGTTGTTCTCTGCGACAGGTATAAATCCTATTGTTTTATCATCTTTCACATAAGCTAGCTTAAAACTTGAATCTTTACTTGATGCCATTTTACCATAAAGATTATTCAAGAAAAGTTTTGCTAATTCACGCTTTGCACCTTTATTCTCTTTTTTAATCTTTGCGTACTTGTCTATGTATTCGTCAAATATACCTACTTGGGAATAAAACCAACACCCATCAAGTATTTCAAAATCAACCAGTTCATAGTGTTCTTTCATCAATTGAAAGTCTGTCATTGTAAGCAACAATTCTACACGTGAATCATGAACGTTCCCGTCTTTGTCTCTATAATGAGTAAAATATTCATCATTCTTTCTATCGTATATGTCACTCGTTTCAAGTGCTTCTGTCCCTTTGTACAGTAAGTTATCTTTAATCTGGATAAATGGTAACATATCTTTCTTTATGTAAAATCGAGTCTTGATTCTAATAAAGAAATACTTGTCTGATTCTAAGGCTCTATCTGGTATTATATTACCTGTCCAGAAATGAGGAACGCCAACAGGATACCTGTTACCCGATTCTGAGGACATCATAGAAGGGTAAAGTGAGTTGACATCTGCTGTTGTTCCATTTTTATATATTTTATTCTCTTTGCCTTTTACAAGATAACACCAACCACCTCTATATGATTTACGTATATAGTCACCTGCCGTACCGTATTTATAAGTATTTGCATCTATAGTTATGGAGTACATATCTGGAAACATTTCTTCGTAATCCAAAATATTAGTAGTTGAATGCTTGCAAATCTTCTTGTATTCTGATAGACAACACGCACCAATTGTTAACTTGTCATGACCTTCTGTAAACATTATTTCAAGTGCTTCTTTTACAACAAGAACATCATTTGCAATATAGTGCTTTTCTTCTGGTGTTATCTCACATCCTGCATACCTAAAGCCTGTATATTCCATGTCAAGTTTTTTATGCTTTGTTCCAAAACTCTGACCTATACGCTTTACACTGAATGGTAACAATTTCAGGGAATCACGTATTTCAATAAAATGATTGCCTGCTTTTATAGTAATTCCATACCACATGCCCTTGTCAGATATGGAATACTTGAATGTACCATTTTGCATGTATTTTTCTTGCAACCATTCTACGTTTATTTCTGATTCCCCTATACGTTTGTTAGCTTGCTTAAACCCTTTATCAATAAGTAAATAAGACAGCCAAAAAGACCCGTCAAATTTTAAGTTGTGATAGTATGCTACTATATTACATTTTTGGGACAAAAAATATTTGAACTGTTCGTCTATACTGTGAAAGATGTGAACATCTTCACTGAAAAGTTCAACGGACGCACTCGCCCAAACTTCTGTACTTGTCTGACCTTTGTATACAGTTGTCTCAAAATCACACATGAAATAGCGATATTTCTTTGTTCGCAATCAGAACGGATACTCCCAGTCTTCTTGTTGTTCTAGTGCGTCACCCATTCTTTTCATGTATTCAACTTTATCCAACATTTGCTCTTTGTATAGTATTCCTTCATCTGGTAAATAATCAATCATGTTTCCTATGTATAAAGTTGCTTTATCTGCATTATATACCGTGTGCCATTCAAGAATGTTTCCTGCTTCTGCCCCTTCCTGTAGCATGGTAGCAACATCGTGTTCACCGTGTTCTTTTATAAGACCACCCATCCATGCTCGTAATAACCCGTATGCTTCACCACGGGCGTTCTGATTCAAATGATTATACCATTCAGTTATCACAACTCTGTCAAAAAAAGATGAATCATCAGATTGCTTAAATGGGGGTTGAAAGTCTGCTTCTGTCCACTCTTGTTTAGGAACATATGCAGATTCTTTAATTTGCGGACTTGACATCTTTTTTAGTTCTCGCGTTAACTTTGCAAGTTCTTGTCCCTTTACACCTTGCGAACGTAATTCTTTTTCAGTAGGAAAATATAAATCAGTTTGTAAACCTTTTTTCTTTAACCGACGAATAGCTGACATGATACGGTTACGTTGTTTCGTGTAAACCGTTGTTTTTCTCTTTTTTCTTGCCATATGCTTTACCTCTTTGTTGAAAAAAAGAGGGACTTTATAGACCCTCTTTTGTTAATTTATTCTTGATTTACAGGGATTCTGTATCAAGCACGCAATTAATAAAATCGCGACCTGCTTTTGTTACTCCAGATGTTTTAATAACTGTAAACTGTTTACCCTTCATAATATTTGAAATATCACGAATACTACGCTTGAATGTAGCTGACTGACAGCTGTATACCTGTTTGTCTGGTGTAATGATGGACATTACATCGACTGCTTCTCCTGTGTTTTCTTTAATGTCTGTAAATTCAAGTACGCCATCAACTGTAATGTGCGTTCCGTCTTCAACATCTTTTACAGAGTGAATAGACGGGGCGATTGTCATAAGATACTGTTCTACTTCTGTAAATTCTCTGCTTACTGTTTTAATTTCTACCATGGTTTATTCTCCTTTTATCTCTTATTAGTTTTCTTCTGTAGTTTCTGTTTCTTCTGCTTTTTCGCCACGTTTAGGAAGAACGGTAGCATAGTGAATAAAAGTATTTTCTGACATGCCATAAAGCGTTTCAATTTCCTCTTTTGCGACAATGTGAACTGCTTTAAGTTCGTCCGTTTCGATAATAGACTTTACAACTTTGAGCAAAGCGTTATCATCTTTGTAAGTACGTGGAACGGTTACTGTTTCAGTGTAAGGCTCTCCCTGTACTACGTTTAAGCACATAACTGTTGCTTTAGTTGTTGTAATGGTTCTTGTTACCATTGGAATTCTTGCCATTTGTTTTTTCTCCTTTTCTTGTGTTTTTTTGTTTACACGGTTACTGTAAAATATTAAATTGTATTTGCATTCTTGTGAATGCAGAGGACTTGCTAGAATCGAACTAGCAACGGTTGACCGTGAAAATCCTATCAGTCCTAGAGGTACGTGGGACGCAAGTTGCAACGTCCCACTATGGCAAACGTAACTGAAAACTATCTTTGTTACAAGTATAATATAGCATATTTATACTTTTTTGTCAATAGGTTTTTTAAAATATCTTTTATAAATATGTGATTTGTATTCACGAATGACACAATTTATATAATCAGTTGAAGTAACACCAAGTTTAATGTTTTCATAAATATCTGTAAATGTTTGTCTAAATATTAATTCGGATAGATGCTTTGGTGCTATTTCTACAATTAGCGTATTATCAATTATTGTGACGTTGCACTTACCTGTGATTTTATTGTTAATGCCATCTTGTATGTGCTTTTTTAATAATCTGTTTAATTCATACATTATTTTTCGTCTGCTTTCTTTGTTCGTGGTGGTAACACTGTTGCGTATTCCATGAATTGACTTTCGGTCATTCCTAGTAAAAGCTCTTCTGTTGATACACTTTCTATATTAATTAATTTGTAAGTATCAGTTTCGTAAATCTTTTTAAGCTTTTTTAATAATTCGTATTGCTCATATGCACCACCTAAAGTGTAAGTGCTAATAGTAACTTCTGCTGTTATGACTTCAATGCACATAACTTCTGCTGTTGTCTGTAATACTGTTCTTGTAACCATTCTTTCTCTTCTCATAATTTTATATCCTTTTTATTTAATCTATTACTTTTTTGTTATCAATTTCAAATATATCCGTTTCGTAAATATGTAATATAATGCAACTTCTGTTTTCATTATAAATAAAATATTCACGACTATGAATGTTAGTGCCAATTATAACCACTTTAGTTGCAAACGTATTAATATTAATATTATTAATTGTAAACCAAATATAATTCTCATAACAGTATTTTACCTGCTGTGATAGATCTTTTCTTTTAATCATAATATTCCATCTTCCTTTTTATCTATTTTCACTTGTTAGCCAAGTCTAACATTGCTTATGGTTAAACAAAACTAACTTCATGCATATTATTTATTTTTTCCTAATATTTCTTTATTAGTTAAATGTATACTTCCATCAGCATTTAATCTTGGTGTTATTCCATATTTAGTGGCTATATAATTTACACCTGTTTCACTGTCTGTTATTGTATAAATAAAAGCACTACCTTCATTTATTACTACAGTATAACTCCATTCATCATCTGATTTTATTTCTTTACCTTTACATCCTGTTAACGAGGTTAAAATTATTAGCCCTATAATTAATAAAATCTTATTTTTCATATGTTAACCACCCCACAATCATACCTATGATAAAACCCAAACCAAATAATGCCATAATTTATACCTCGCCATCTTCAATAAACATATCGTTAATTTGATATATATTATTTAAGTCTATTGTAATACCTATTTCTTCACCCGTTTCACGGTCATAAAAACCAAATTGATTATTAAAATCAGTGTACCACAAACCTGTTGAATCTGTTAATATACGCATACCATTTAGCACTAAATCACCGTAATGCTCGAATATACTAAACAGTATATCATGTACTTCTGTCTTCTTAAATGTTCTCTTTTCTGTTAATGTAATCATATCTTTTTTCCTTTCTTATTTATACGTTTACTTGTTTCAATGGTATGCAAGGGATTTGAACCCTTGCTAACCTACTTAAATAATTCAAAGTTTATGTAATTAGCAATCTCTTTTCTTTCATATAATAAAGAAAAATTAACTTGTAAACATAATTTGCTATACTCTATACTATATATATCATTATCTGTGATACACATTATCAATAATGCCTTGAATAAAGAATAAGCGCGTCTTACATTCGATTTCCAAGTAGGAATATTTGAATCGTATAAATATAATGCTGTTGTAACTTCTTTTTTAATTTTATCGATAGTGTCTTTCTGATTAATTTCTTTCATTTTTATTATCTCCTTTTCTTTAATGTTCTATTTCCTTTTGACAATTATATAGTAACACATATTTACCTATATGTCAACAATATTTGTAAATAAATGTTGCACATATTTGTACCAATTATATTGTACTATTTTCTACTTGACAAGTGCAAAGGTTATGTGATATAATAGGAAAATGGAGTACCGCGTTTGATTTAAAAGGGGCACA